ATCGTTTTTTGTGTCCGGTTTGGCTGGTTCGGCCGGATTGGGCGCTGATGGGGCGGGCTGGTGAGTGAACGGGTCCGCTACGACCGGAAACGGGGCCGGGTGGAGGTCGGCCTGGAGAAGGATCTGCTGGAGCGGCGTGACATCGGCCCGGCGCAGCGGGCGGCGCTGCGGGCCCAGGCGCACGCTGTCGACCTGGCCGAGGCGGCCCGCGACCCGGACCTGTTGAGCACGGCCGGCCGTGTCTACCTCGACCTCCTCGCCGCCGCTGGGCTGTCCGCCGGTGGCGCCAAACCGGTCGACGCCTTCGACAGTCTCCTGGCCGAGCTCGGCCGGGCCGGCGCCGGCACTGGCAACCCGCCGAACACCTGACCGGCTGACGTTCGGCGCCGCCGTCGCCAAACTGGCCGAGCTGGAGGGCCGGCCGCTGATGCCGTGGCAGGCGTACGTGGCGGACGTGGCGCTCGAGGTGGACGAAGCGGGCCGGTTCGTGTACCAGCTGGTGGTGGTGACGGTGCCGCGCCAGTCGGGTAAGACGACGCTGTTCGGGACGGTGATGGATCACCGGGCGTTGATCGTGCCGCGGGGTCGGGTGTGGTTCACGCAGCAGTCGGGCAAGCACGCGGTGGACTGGCTGATCAACGAGCACTGGCCGCTTTTGGCGCCGTTCGTCCCGAAGGTGCATCTGCGGAGGGCGGCCGGGTCGGAGCACATCAAGTGGCTGCCCTCCGGTGGGCTGATCCGGCCGTTTCCGCCGACCCCGGATGGGCTGCACAGCAAGGTGTCGGATCTGGTGGTGATGGACGAGCCGTGGGCGTTCGACCTGGTGCGGGGCACCCAGCTGGACCAGGCGGTGATCCCAACTCAGGCGACCCGGCCGAACGCCCAAACCTGGAAGGTGTCCACGGCGGGGGATGCCACCTCGACGTGGTGGCTGGGCACCGTCGAGGCCGGGCGGGCCGCGGTCAAAGCCGGCAGGACGTCGGGGGTGGCCTATTTCGACTGGTCCTGTCCTGACCATCTGGACCCGGTCGACCCGGTCTCATGGCCCCTGTACCATCCCGCGTTCGGGCGGACGGTCGGCGCGGACGCCATGGCGGCAGCGCTGGAGATCCTGGGCCCGGACGAGTTCGCCCGGGCCTACGGCAACCGGTGGGTCAGCACACTGGAGCGGGTTATACCGTTGGCGGCGTGGCGGGCCGCCCTCGAGGAGGATCCCGTCCTGCCGGAGCCGGGCGGGGTGGCGCTCGGCTTCGACGTGGCCGTGGACCGGTCTGACGCGGCGATCGTGGCCGCCTGGCGGGACGAGACCGGGGTGGCGCACATCGAGGTGGCGGACCAGCGTCCGGGTGTCGGGTGGCTGCCGGGCCGGCTGGCCGAGCTGGTCGAGCGGTGGCGGCCGCGGGCTCTGGTGTATGACGCGGCGGGCCCGGCGCTGGATGTGGCCGACGCCGCCAGCCGGGCCGGGCTCGAGCTGGAGGGCTTGAAGGCCCGGGAGTACGCGGCGGCGTGCGTGGGGCTGCTGGAAGCCCTTGTGGCCGACCCTCCGGCTCTGAGGTACCGGCAGCACCCGGCGTTGGATTCGGCGGCGAACGACGCCGCCAGGCGGGCTTTGGGTGACGCCTGGGCGTGGGGTCGTCGCCAGTCGGCCGGGAGTCTGGCGGCGTTGACGGCGGCGACGGTGGCGGTGTGGGGATTCGATCATGCCTCCGAACAGGTCGGCGACTTCCGTATCTTCTAGTTATCCGTAGAACCTGTGAATAACTGCACTATTGTGCGGTTGCGGTGTCGATGGTTTGGTCGCGTAACCCGGGCCCGTGGTCGGTGGGCCGACCGTCGTCGGGGGCGCCTTCGCTGCGGTTCAACCCGCCGGACGGCACCAACGCCATGGTCGGCCCGTTCGTGTGGGATGCCACCTCGGCCCGCCAGATCCCGGCCGTAGCCAGATGTTTGCAGATCTATTCGGGTCTGGTCCGCCAAATGCGCATGGACGCCTACCGGGGGGATGTGAAACTGCCCCGACCCCGGCTGCTCGAGAGGCCGGACCCGCTCAACGCCGGCTCCTGGTTCGTCGGTGTCAGCATCGAGGACTACCTCCTCAGCGGGAATGCGGTGTCGCTGGTCACGGCGCGGGGGGTCGACGGGTGGCCGTTGACGGTCCAGTACCTGCCGATCAACTACGTGTACATCGTGTGGGTGCCCGGCCAGGCCCTGCCGGACTACTACTTTTGGGGGCAGCCGCTGGCCGTCGAGGACGTCATCCACGTGAAACGGGGCGCCGACCGCTGGTTCGGGGCGGTCCGGGGGGTCGGGATCGTCGAGGAGGCCATGGGCACCCTGGACCGGGTGGCCATGGAGGAGGTCTACGAGTCGGCCACCCTGGCCGGGTCGGCCGTCCCCAGCGTGGCGATCATCGCCCCGAACGCCACTTTGACCCAGGATGTGGCCGACGAGGCGGCCGCCAGCTGGGAGGTGAAGTACGGCGGCCCGAACCGCCGGCCGGCGATCCTGCCGAACGGCAGCCAGGTGATACCGCTGGCCTGGAGCCCGTCGGACACGCAGCTGATCGAGGCCCGGCACATGTCGCTGACCGACACGGCGAACCTGTTCAATCTGGACGGCTACTGGCTGGGGGCACCGGTGTCGGGCATGACCTACCGGACGGCCTCACCCCAATACCAGCAGGTGCTGCGGACGTCGCTGGCGCCGGTGCTGGCCGATTTCGAGGACGTCTGGTCGTACGGGTGGCTGCCCCGTGGTCAGAACATCCGGTTCGACCGCACCCAGCTCCTCTCCGACGATCTGACCGTCACCTCGAACGCCATGGTGGCCGTCTACGGGGCCGGGATCCTGACCCTCGACGAGGCCAGGGCCGGGATGAGCCTGCCGCCCACCGACGAGGAGACCGGCCCGCCGCCCCCGCCTGCGCCGGTCGTGGTGGCGCCACCGGCTGCCGAACCGTCTGCCACTTCCGAGGAGGTGCCGGCCAAATGACCGAACCCGAGTTGCGTGACTTCACGGCAGTGATGAGCCTGCGCGACGTCCAGGCCGTCGGCCGCCCCTACCGGTACCTGGAGGGCCGGGCCGTCCCCTACGACGAATGGGCGCCGGTACGCACCCAGTTCGGCGGTTTCCTCGAGCAGCACCGCCACGGTTCGTTCAAACGGTCGACCAGCCCGTCCCGGCCGGCCGGCCGGCAGCTGCCGCTGCTGCTGTTCCACGACAACCGGTCGTTCCCGATCGGCCACGCCGAATCGTGGTCGCATCCCGCCGACGGCCTGCACGGGGTGTGGAAGTTGAACGAGTCACCGGAGGCGCAGCGCGCCGGGCGGGCGGCCGAGGCCGGCGATCTGGTCGGCCTGTCGATCGGGTTCAACGACGCCACCGCCCCGGCCTGGGAGGACGGCGACCCGTTCTCCGACGACCCTGACGAGCTGCCCCGTGTCACCCGGCTGGAGTCGCGGCTGGTGGAGGTGTCGATGACCCCGACCCCGGCGTTCGAGGGTGCCGAGGTGACCATGGTCCGCTCCGCCTGGCGGCCGCCGACCCCGCCGCCCCGCCAGGTGGATCACTGGCGGGCCGTCGCCGACCGGTTACGCTCGGGGCCCTAGCGACGCACGCGGCCGACCCCGCCCGTCCCCCGGCGACCACCCGGGCCTACCAGCCCCCTGGCCGCCCCGGACGCTGGCCCGTCGGGCAGCCCCGCCAGCTGACCCCGACAAACGTGGAGGTTTTGCCGTGAATCCTGTTCTTGATCGTCTGCGGGCCCAGCGCGCCGAGCAGATGGCGGCCATGGACGCCGTGCTATCCCAGGTGTCCGACGACCGGGACCTGGTCGACGCCGAGAAGTCGCTTTTGACGGCCACCCAGCAGCGTCTGGCCGAGATCGACGCCCAGATCAAACCGTTGGCCGACTACGAGGAGATGCGCGCCGCCCACGAGGCTGCCGCCGCCGCCCTGCCCCAACCTCGGGGAGGGGACCGGCTGCCGGCCGTGCCGCGCCGGGTCGACGGTCACGCCGAGCGGGCCGCGCACGGCACCCCCGGCCAGTTCCTGGTCGACTACCTGCGCGCCTACGGGATCATGGACCGCGGCCAGCCCGACCCCCAAGCGGCCGCCCGGGTGGCCCAAACCCGGGCGGTGATCGACCAGAAGACGTCCGACACCACCGGTATTCTGCCGACGCCGATCGTCGGCCCGGTCGTCGACCTGATCGACGCCAACCGGCCGCTGATCTCGAGTCTGGGCGCCAAAGGTTTGGGCGGCATCCCCGGCGCCACGTTCACCCGCCCGAAGATCACCCAGCACGTGACGGTCGGGGTGCAGGCCGGCGAGAAAACGCAGCTGCCGTCCCAGAAGATGACGATCACCCCGGTGTCGTTCACGAAGGCCACCTATGGCGGCACGGTCGACATTTCCCGCCAGGACATCGACTGGACGTCGCCGTCCGCCTGGGACATTCTGGTCCGCGACCTCGCCAACGTCTATTCGGTGCAAACCGAGACCGCGGTCGCGGCGGCGTTCAAAGCGGCGTCCACGGCGACGCCGGTGGTGGTCGCCACCAACGACCTGAAAGGCTGGGTGCTGGCGTTGTACACGGCGGCCATGCACTCTTATCAGGCCAGTTTCATGATGCCGAACCGGATCTGGTGCTCGTTGGACGTGTGGGCCGCCCTCGGCAGCCTGGTGGACGTGGCCCGGGTGGTGCTGCCGCAGAACACCACCAACGAGATGGGCGCCCCGGGCACCTCGGAGCTCATGAGCTTCATGGGCGACCTGCTGGGCGTGCCCCGCATCGTCGTCCCCACCTTCGTGGCCGGCACCTGTTTCGTCGGCAACAACTCGCTGTACGAGGTCTACGAGGAGGTCATAGGGCTGCTGTCGGTGATCGAACCGTCGATCCTGGGCGTGCAGGTCGCCTACGGCGGCTATGTGGCCTTCGGGACGCTGTCCGCCACCGGGATTGTCGGGTTGACACCGCCGGCCGGTATGCCCACGCTGGCCGAGACCCCGAGCGGCGCCGCCGATCTGCAGGCCTATGTCGACTCGCTGCAGGCCCAGATCGACGCCGCCAAAGCCCAGCAGGCCGAGCTCGAGCCCGCCGCCGCGCCGCCGGCGCCGGCCCCATCATCCAAGTCGAAGTAGATGGCCTGGAGTTTGCAGACGGCCGGGTCGTGGGGTGTTGCCACCAGCAACGCCCCCGCGACCGACGTGGCGGCCGCGTTGGCGTTGCCGGGATCATGGAAGTTCGATCAGTACCCGCAGGGGGCAACGCCAACGCAACGGCTGTTCGTCCGCAAAGACCAGTGGGGCACGCTGGCGGCGATCCCCCGCGTGGACTCCATCAGCCCGGCCGCCGGCCCGGTCGCTGGTGGCACCGGCGTCACCATCTCCGGTTCGGGCCTGATCGGTTCTACGGGCGTGACCTTCGGCGGCAGCGCCGCTACTGGGTTCCTCGTCACTGCCGACTTCACGATTACGTGCATTACCCCGGCGCACGCCGCCGGGCCGGTAACCGTGGTCGTCCTCAACCCGCGCGGCAACGTCACCGTCAGCAACGGCTACACGTTCGTGTGATGGCGACTCTCCCGAGCGGCGAAGTGTCGGTATGGCTGTACAACACCCTGGCCGACTGCGTGGGTGCCAATAAGGGCGACATCGTCTACACCGTCGACACCGACGCCTTCCAGTACTGGAACGGCACCGTCTGGAAACCTTTGGGTGGTGGTGGCGGGGCCGTCTCGCCGGTCACCCTGACCGCCCACACCCCGACCGAGGTTCCGCTGACCGTCGAGGCGGCTGCCAGCCAGACCGCCGACCTCTTCGATGTCACGAACAGCGCCGGCATTGTGATGTTCTCAGTCCAAAAAAACGGAACCCTCAAAGGTGCTGTCGGCGGCGACCTGAACCTGATCAGCGACGCCAACTACAACGTCGTTCTCACCCCCGGCGGCGCTGGTGCTGTCATAGTCCCCAAACAAGCCTCTTTCACGTCGACTGTTGGCCATAACGGCAACTTTGATTATGGCATTTCGCCGCTGGGAGTGAACGCCGGCGCCGGGCCGCCCTCGTACGGCGGGGGTTCCGGCCCGATGATCTTCCTGGCGAACGACGTGGCCGACCCGACCACCAACCCGACCGGCGGCGGCATCCTGTTCGTGTCCGCCGGCGCCCTCAAATACCGGGGCAGTGCCGGCACCGTCACCGTCATCGCACCGGCCTAAGGAGGCAGCATGTCCTACCAGTCTCAGACCCTCCTGGCCGACGACCAGGACTTCCAGCAGCGGGTCAAAGCCTGTTGTGTGCAGCAGGCCAACACGTTCAAAGACGACGCCGACCCGGGGAACGCCCAGCTGGCCGGCGCCGTCGTCCGCGACCAGGGCGCCATGCTGACCAGTTTCTATAACACGTCGGCGGCGTCGCCGGGGTTCGCCGACAAGGTCGACCAGGGCGACGGGACCGTCGACTCCAGCCTGGTACTCGACCCGGAGATCCTGTCGACGGTGCAGGCGGTGTGGCCGATCGTGGCCGGCGCCTACTATCCGCCGGCCTAGTCGATGGCGTACTGGCCGAAACTGCCCGAGGTCCGGTCGCTGTTGCGTTTGCAGCCCGACCCGACCGAGGACGGGATTATCACCACCGCCCTGGCCGCCGCCATCGACTACGGCAACCGGCGCCTCAACTACAAATATCCGGTGCCGCCATCCGACGACGGCACCCTCCCCGATATGGCCCACGAGGCCTGCCTGTTCCACGCCGCCCGCCTGTACCGCCGCCGCGACTCGATCGACGGGACTATCGGGTTCGGGGACCTGGGCGTGGTCCGCGTCGGCCGGGTCGACGCCGACATCGAAGCCTTATATTCGGCGGTCGGCCCGCTGGTGTTCGGCTGATGACCTGGAACCGCCAGACCGCCGCCGCCGCGATAACCGCCGCCCTGCAGGCCACCATGGGCGAAACGGTGTTCGTGTTCAACAAGCCGCCGGCGACGGTCAACCCGCCGGCGGTGATCGTCGGCCGGGCCTCCGAGGTCCGTTATTCGATACCGGCCTTCTCGATCGACGAAGCTATTTTGCCGGTCACCTGCGCCGGCCCGGTAGACGGCGACGACATCGTCTCCGGGCTGATCGCCGCCGTGCGCGGATCGTTCCCCGACCCGACGCTGGGCGGGGTGGTGCAGGCGTGCTGGCCGACCGACGAACGGGCCTGGCGGCAAGTATCGATCGCCGGGGTCGACGTGCTGCTGGCCGACGTCAACCTCACCATCCAAATGTAAGGAGCCCGTATGTCTGTCGACGCCCCCCCCGAAATCGAGCTGACCGCCGCCGGGGACCCGACCCCGCCGGCGGCCACCCCGCTGATCCTGAACGACGCCTATTTCGAGATTGGCGGCGTCAACCTCAGATGTTTGGTCCAGCATCTCGAGGTGTCCCCCGAAAACAAACTGGTGACGGTTACCAGTTTCTGCGCCGAGACGGACTATCCGGGGGTGACGAAGTGGCATCTTCGGGTCACGTTCTACCAGTCGTTCGATGTGGGCGCCGTGTTCGCCACGTTGAACGCAGCCCTGACCGCCTACAACGCGTCGGGGACGCCGGTGAACTTCAAAGCCCGCCCGTACAGCTCGAGGGTGGCGGCGGTGAACAATCCGATCATTTCCGGGCTGGCCATCCCGCAGCCGTTCGAGTTGATCGGCGGCGACGCCGGCGCCGCCTCCCAGGTCCAGATTGATTGGAACCTGACCGCGCCGCCGACCGTCGATAACGGGGCCGTGACCGCCACCGGGGCCACCGCCGGCGCCCCCGGCTTTTTCACGCCCAGCGGTGCGACGACACCCGCCAACCTGGCCGCTCTCACCGGTATCACCGCCTCGCCTGCCACGGCGTGGGCGGTCGGCCAGTATGTGATCACCGCCGACCTGCTCGCCGCGCACTGGTCGGGTTCGGCGTGGGTGGCCGGTAAAGCCTGATGGCGGCCGCCGCGGCCGTGCAGGTGGTCGGCCTGCGGGCCCTGTTCCGTGATCTGGCCAAAATGTCTGACCCGGTCGCCGGTGATCTTACCCGGGCGATGGCCGCCGCCGGGCGGGCGGCCGCCCAGCCGGTCGCCGACGCCGTCCGGTCCGCCTACCCGTCGAACACCGGGCGGCTGGCCGGCAGCGTGCGGGTCACCGGGTCACGCACCGGCGCCGCGGTGCGGGTGGGCCGCAAATCGGTCCCATACGCCGGGCCGGTCGATTTCGGCGGCTACCCGGGCGACCGCCCCTATGTCGCTTCGGGCCGCTACCTGTTCCCGGCCATGGCCGCCCACCAGGCCGACGCCGTCACCGGATACGAGCAGGCCGTCACCGCCGCCGTCGACCGTTTCCGCTGGACCAACACCGGGGAGCAAGCCCATGACTGATGATCTCGGCCCGCTGCCCGACACGGTGACGGTCACCCAGTCGTTCATCGCCCGGCTGCCGTCGCAGCGGATACTGGACCTGCTGGCCAAACTCGAACCGGGCGTCAAGTTCGGGGAGCTGGCCGAAAACCAGCCGCCCCGCCTGATCGCCTTCCGGGCCCTTTTGCGCGACCATCCCGGTCGTGACCCGGCGTCGTTGTGGCTGGCCGCCTACGACGTCGAGGTGGCGTTGGTGGAGGTGGACCCTACCAACGGCAGTACGCCGACGCTGTCGCCGCCATCTGCGCCTATTACAAAATGACCCCCCAGGCCCTCGACGACCTCGACGACGAAATGTTCGCGGCGCTGATCCGGGTGATGCAACGCGAGGCGGACGCCGTCCGGGCCGCGAACGCCAAACTGCCGAAGGGTTAGCCGATGCCTGGCCCGACGATCCTGGTCCGGGTTCTGGGCGACCTGTCGAATCTGTCGAAATCGTTTTCGGACGCCAAAACCAAATCCGGTGAGCTGGCCTCCGGGGTCAGTTCGAGTATCGGTCAGACACTCGCCACGCTCAACAAGACCGGGGTGCTGGGCCCGTTCGGCGAGTCGTTGGCGACCGCGAATGAGGCGTTCGGCCAGCTAGCCGAAAAAGCGCACAATGTCGGTAGTGCCATGCTCGGCCTGGGCGGCGCGTTCGTCGGGGTCGGCACCGGGTTGTCGCTGCTCGGCTCGAAAGACCAGGCCGCCCGCCAGCAGCTCCAGGCCGCCGTGGACGCCACCGGCAAATCCTGGGATGACTACTCGGCCCGGGTCGAGGAGGCCATCAAGCACAACGAGAAGTTCGGGGACACCGCCGCCGAAACCCAGAACGCCTTACAGATCCTGACCCAGGCGACCGGCGACCCGGCCAAAGCCCTCGACCTGCTG